ATGCACAACCGGGCGATCCGGCGGCTGCGTGGGATCAGGGACGAGGCGAAGCGGAAGGAGACTGAGCGGGAGGAAGACGAGCTGCTGGAGATTGGGCGATGATCGTGGCCCTCGAATCCGGCGTGACCAATGGCGGCGCGGGGTGGCGCAACGCATGGTGCTATGTCGATTCGGACACCGCAAAAGAAGCATTGGATTTCGTCCAGGACTTTTACAAGCGCGTTCGCGGTGATCGAGAAGCGATCATTCGCGTAAAACCGTGCATCGAAACACAACGTGATTTTGAAAAGGATAAGATAATTACTAGGGCAGTTGTCCGATTTGCTTTTGCTGACTATGCCGGACCCGAGCGAAAGTCGGAGGCGGCATCGGATGGCATGAGGCGGTATCTTCCGTTGCCGCCGCTCAGGAAGCCCGGCTGATGCTCCTCCCCTGGTCCATAGACGCCGCCGACGGCTGGGCCACCAAGCGGGCCGAGGAGAGCCTGTACTTTTTCATCCGCCTGATGTGGCGGACTTTGGAGCCGGCAACGAAGTTTGCCGAGGGCTGGTGGCCGCAGGCGTGGTGTGAGCACCTTGAAGCGGTGGCCGATGGACGCATCACGCGGCTAATCGGCAACTGTCCACCGGGCAGCACGAAGTCGCTCATAAGTAATGTTTTTTTTCCGGCGTGGATGTGGGGTCCAAAAAGAAAGCCAAGCACGCGCTTTCTGACGGCAGCTTATTCGCAGATGCTGACCGAACGCGACAACGACCGGATGCGAACGCTCGTCACATCGCAGGAATACCAAAGCCGTTGGGGGAATGTTTTCAAGGCCAACGACAGCAAGGTGCTGTTTGCCAACGACAGGACCGGCTGGAAAGTGGCGTCGTCGGTCGGCGGCACCATCACCGGCCAGCGCGGCGACATTTTCATCATCGACGATCCGAACAACATCAACGAGTCGGAATCCAAGGTCGTCCGTGAAAGCACGAACCGCTGGCTGGCAGAGGTGATGCCGACCCGGTTGAACGACCTCGAAAAGTCCGCCATCGTCCTGATCCAGCAGCGCACCCACCAGGAGGACGCGACCGGCTTTCTGCTTGACCCGACGCGCGGCGGCGACCGCTGGTGCTACGTCATGGTGCCGATGACGTACGATCCGGACTGGACATGCGGCGAGACGAGCATCGGCTGGCGCGACCCGAGAATTGAGAACGGCATCAAGCGCGCCGCCGAGGCTCAGCAGCGGGTCCGCGACGCAGGCGGGAGTGACGAGGCTGCGGCAAAGGCGGCGCACGAGGCTGAGCGTGGCGAACTCTTCTGGCCCGAGCGCTTCAGCGCCGATGCCGTGGCGAAGTTGCGCGAGACCATGACCGACTTCTCATGGGCCGGCCAGATGCAGCAACACCCCGAGCCTCGCGGCGGTGCCATCATCAAGCGCGACTGGTGGAAACTCTACGGCAAGCCGGACGAAGACCCGACCGAAGTGAAGCTGCGGTTCCCGCCGTTCTCGTTCCTGCTCGCGAGCCTTGACTGCGCGCTGACCGACAAGACCGAGAACGATCCCAGCGCCATGGTAGTGCTGGGCATCTGGGAGAACCAGAATAATCTGCGTCAGCAGGTCATGCTCGTCCACGCTTGGCACGATCACCTGAAACTGGCCGATCTGGTCAAGCGCGTGGCGAGAGAGTGTGAGAACTATCACGTCCATACGCTGCTGATCGAGAACAAGGCATCGGGCCATTCGGTTCAGCAGGAAATCCTGCGCCAGTACCAACGCCAGGATTGGAACACAATACTCGTCGATCCGCACGTCGCCGGAGCAAGAGACAGCGGCAAGGTAGCGAGAGTTCATTCAGTAACGCATCTCTTTGAGGAAGGATTGATTTGGCACCCAAACACAACGTGGGCACAAGATTTAATAGATGAAAGTAGCATCTTTCCCCGCGGCAGTCACGACGACCAAATCGACGCGCTTGTAATGGGCCTCCGGTATTTCCGCGACAACGGCATCCTCTATCGTCCTCAAGAAAAACGCTGGCACGAGGAAGACGTGGCGGCGCTGGCGCGAACACAGGCGGCGCCGAGGCCGCTGTATGATGGATGAGGAAATGCCAAGAGTTGTTAAAGCCCAAATCAGCGCCGAATCTCTTAATTGTCTGCCGAATGAGGCGCGACAGGACCGCTTTGCTGCACTTGCGGTTGAACTCTACCATGACGACTGGCGGGTTGGATTGACGCGCGACATGCGGAAGACTCGACGCACAATCGACCGATGGCGTTCTGGTTCGACGCCGATTCCTGTGGTTGTGCTTGTGGCGCTTGGCGCGATGGTGGCGGCAAAACGAGCGGGAATTTAGTGATGGACATGAAGCAGGCCCTGGCCTTGGGCTACCAATACGCCATCCACGGCGGCAAGGACCCGGCGCCCGAGGCCGCCAAGGCGCTCTCGCGCGCCGAGATCAACGCCGAACTGGTCCGCATGGTCCCGCTGCTGGAGCGCGATCACATCAGCCGGGTCCGGACGACGTTCCTTGAGCGCGTCATTGCCTTGACGCCACCGGCATAACCCCCCATAATGCCCACCGGCTCTCTGCGCGCTGCACCGGGCCATCCTGCGACGTACCGCGTCCGCGCCGGGCCTGGGAGCGCCGCCGACGGAGAGCCATCAGTGGCCGACGCGGCGCGCACCATCCAGACCGACGACGACCAGGAGGGAACCCTCGACGAGCAGGGACGCCTTCACATCCCGACGCCTGACGGCGGCATCATCATCCGGACGAACTGGCGGCAGAAGGCGGCCGGAGCGTCGAAGCACAACGCCAACCTGGCGGAAACCCTCGATCCCAACCGACTCTCGGCACTGGCCGACGATCTGATCCGTGAGATTCAGGCCGACGACCAGTCGCGCCGCGAGTACATGGACAGTCTCGCCAAGGCCATCGAATGGCTCGGCACGCGGGTCGAGGATGCCTCGACGGCGATGAGCGACACCGCCGCGCCGCTGGAGGGCATGTCCACCTACCGGCATCCGCTGCTCCTTCAGAGCGCGATCCGGTTCCAGGCCGACTTCGTGACCGAGATGCTGCCGAGCGACGGCCCAGTGAAGGTCCGCGACGACACGCCGGAGCCGCCGGCCGGGACGTCGGCCGCCGAGTCGGTCGAGCCGGAGTCCGCCACCGCCCCGGCGACCGGCGTCACGTCGGCCGACCTCGCGGCGGCGCTCGAGAAGGACTTCAACCACTACCTGACCAAGACGGCGACCGAGTACTATCCCGACACGACGCGGATGGCGTTCCGGATCGGCCTGTTCGGCCCCGGCTTCAAGAAGGTCTACCACTGCCCGATCCGCCGCCGGCCGGTCTCGGAATCCATCGACGTCAATGACCTGATCGTGGATTACGCGGCGACCGACCTCCGCAACGCCCAGCGGGTGACGCACAAGATCAAGATGCGGCCGTCGCAGCTTCGCCGCATGGTCAAGGCCGGCGTCTACCGGGAAGTGCCGCTCGGTGCGCCGCAACTGAAGCTGGATGTCGTCGAGGAAGCGACCAACCGGGCCGGCGGCATCACGGCGTTCTCGGCGCTGCCCGAGGACCATCCCCGGATCATCTACGAGACCGCGACCGAGCGAGACCTGGAAGGCGACGACTTCCTGCCCTACAAGATCACGGTCGATCTGGAGAGCCGGCAAATCCTGTCGATCTACCGCAACTGGAATCCCGACGACAAACTCAAGATGGCGCGGGAAGAGATCGTCGATTTTGGCTATATCAATGCCCTTGGCTTCTACGCCATCGGCCTCGTCCATGTGCTGGGCAACACCACCAAAGCCCTAACGGCGGCGTTCCGTGAGTTTCTTGATTCCGGGATGTTCGCCAATTTCCCCGGTTTTCTCTATTCGGAGGATGTCGGCAAGCAGACGACCAACCAGTTCCGCGTCGCCCCCGGCAGCGGCGTGCCGATCAAGACCGGCCAGCGCCCTATCGGGGAAGTGGTCTCTCCGCTGCCCTACAAGACGCCCGACTCGGCCTTCATGGCATTCATCCAGCACATCGAGGAGGGCGGCAAGGCGCTTGGCGGCGAGGCGTCGGCTCCGCTGTCCGAAAGCACCGCCAACATGCCGGTCGGCACCATGCTGGCCCAGATCGAACAGGCTTTGAAGCCGATCAAGGGTGTCTTCAAAGGACTGCACCGCTCCCAGGCGCGCGAGTTCCAGTTGCTGAAGAAACGCTTCCAGGAAGACCCGGAGGCGTTCTGGCGCTTCAATCCGAAGCCGGCGCGGCAATGGGAAGTCGATGAGTTTCTCGCCGCGCTCGACAACGCCAACCTGGTCCCGATGGCCGATCCGAATACGGCGTCGCAGGTCCAGCGCATCGCCATCGCGTGGGCCATGCTGGAACTCATCAAAACCGCGCCGTGGCTGTTCCACGACCGCGACGCGGCGCTTCGTTTCATGCGGATGGTCGGCGTGCCGGACCCCGAGGGCATCATGGCCTCGGTCGAGGAAGTCGCCCAGGCCAAGGCGGCGATGCAGGGCCAACAGGGCGGAGCCGGCAAGCAGCAGGACCCGGCGCTCAATGCCGCCAAGGCCCAGCAGGCCCAGGCCGCCGCCGGACTGGCGCAGGCGCAGACCCAGAAGACACTGAGCGAGGCGCAGACCGGGGCCGCCGAGACAGCGGCGACCCTTCAGGAAAAGCAGGACGAGCGGAAGTTCCG